AGATGAGACTCCTCGGGGTCGTCAGCGGCTCGATCTCGGCGGAGGACCGGCCGTTCTTCATGTTCATGCCGCCGTTCACCGCGCCGATCCCGCGGGACGAAAGGAGTTTTAGGAGTATCCTGATGAGCTTTTCGCTGGTGACGATCGGGAATATGGCCCTGGCCAAGTGCGGCAGCACGAAGCAGATCCACAGTCTGACCCCCGGGGCGGGCGAGACGGTGAGCCAGGAGGCCTTCCAGGTGGGGATGCACTTCGAGCTAGCCTTCCGGGCGGCGGCCCGGGCCTTGCGGCCCAAGTGCCTGGAGACCCGGCGGGACATCTCGGGCAACCTGACGACGACGCCGGCCTTTGGGTACGCCTACGCCTACAGCTTGCCGACCGACTGCATCGCCGTCACGGCCCTGGAGGACCCGACGGTCGAGTGGAAGGTGGAGGGCCGGACCCTCCTGACGGACACGTCGAGCGCCCTGATCTCGATGATCCGCTACACGCTCGACACGGACGTCTACGACGACCTCTTCGTCGAAGCGCTCGTCTACCGCCTGGCGGCGGCCATCGCCCCGGGGCTCCTGGGCTCCGGCGGGGTCGAGGTGGCGACGATGCTCCGCGAGTGGCACGAGCGGGTCTCGGAGCCGCAGGCGCTGGCGGCCGATAGTCTGGAGTCGAGCCCGGTCGTCATCCACGCCGGGACCTGGAAGGATTCGCGACTATGATGAGACGAGACGCGGAAAAGGTCAATCAGGTCAACGAGGTCAATGAGGTCCAGTCCCTCCGGAGGGGTGGGACCGTGTTGACCTTATTGACCTTACTGACGGCAACGGCGCTGGCGCCCTTCGCCCGGGCCTCGTCGTTTCCGCTGATGCAGTCGGCTTTCACCGGCGGCGAGCTCTCGCCGCTGGCGGCGGCCCGGCTCGATGCGGAGCGGTACTACCGCTCGGCGACGACGCTCGAAAACCTCCTGCCCGTCCCCCAGGGCCCGCTCCTCCGCCGGCCGGGGACGTACTACGTCGCGGCCACGGACAGCAATAACCTCGCCCGGCTGATCCCCTTTCGGTATTCGACGGACGACAGCTACGTCCTGGAGTTCACGGCCAATCTGATGCGGGTCTTCCGGGACCACGGCCTGGTCGAGACGGACGCCGGGGCGATCTACGAGCTGGCGACGCCGTTCGAGGAGGGCGACCTGGCGAATCTCCAGGTCCTCCAGAACGCCGACGTCTGCTACCTCGTCGATGGGAACGACTGGCCGCAGGAGCTGACGCGGAGCGGCCATAACAGCTGGACGATCGCGGACGCCGGGATCGACGACGGGCCCTTCCTCGACGAGAACCTCACGGCGGCCACGATCGCGGCCGACGGCACGACGGGGACGGTGACCCTGACGGCCTCGGCGGATACGTTTGTCGCCGGGCACGTCGGCAGCCTGTGGCGGCTGCGTGACCTGGTGGAGATCTCCTCCGTGGCCGGGACCCTCTCGGCGGCGGCGACGGGCTCGGCGACGGTGAGCGTCCAGGCGGAGAATAAGTTCCAGTGGTCGGTCGGCGGGACGTGGACGGGGACGCTGGAGCTCCAGATGAGCTACGACGCCGGGTCCACCTGGAGCGCCTATACGATCGTCACGGCGACGGGGGCCGTCTCGTCGCCGACGGAGGTTTATACGAACGACACCGGCCAGGACGTCCTGATCCGGGCCTACTGCACGGCCTACACCTCCGGCACGATCGGCTATACCGTCTGGGCCCACGCCTACATGCACGTCGGGGTCGTCCAGATCACCAAGGTCTCGGGCGCCCGGACGGCGGCGGCGACGGTCCTGCGGACCCTGGCCAATACCGACGCCACGGTCCGCTGGAGTGAGGGGGCCTGGAGTGAGTACCGCGGCCATCCGGCGGCCGTGGGCAGCTATAACGACCGGATCGTCTACGCGGCGACGACGTACCAGCCGCTGACGCTGTGGTTCTCCAAGACGGGCGAATACGAGGACTTTACGGCGGGGACCGACGACGACGACTCGTTCGGCTACGAGATGGGGCGCAGCGAGCAGGACCCGATCCTCTGGCTCCAGAGCCAAAGAAAGCGCGGCCTGGTCGTCGGGACGACGGGCAGTCTCTTTGAGCTGGAGCCGCTCGATACGACCCAGGCGATCAAGCCGAATAATCCGCCCTCGATCTCGAATACGCTGGCCCTGCCCTGCGCCGCGGTGCCGCCGGTCATGGCGGACAACATCCTCCTGGTCCTGCAGCGCGGCGGGCGGAAGCTCCGCGAGGTCCTCTACAGCTACGACGCCGATGCCCTCGTGGCGCCGGACCTGACGCTCTTCGCCGAGCACGTCACCGAGGGCGGGCTCACCGGCCTGGCCTGGTGCCAGCAGCCGCATACGATCCTCTGGTCCTGCCGGGCGGATGGGCAACTCGTCGCCCTGACCTACGACCGGAACTTCCAGGTCGTCGCCTGGTCGCGGCATCCGCTCGGGGGCGCCGGCGTCGTCGAGAGCCTCTGCGCGATCCCGGGCGCGACGGAGGACGAACTGTGGCTCACCGTCCGGCGGAGCGTCGATGGCGCGACGGTGCGCTACGTGGAGTACCTCAAACCCTGGGACTGGGGCGACGATCAGGAGGACGCCTACTTCGTGGACGGCGGGCTCTCCTACGATTCGACGGCGGCCACGACGATCTCGGGACTCGATCACCTCGAAGGCGAGGACGTGGCGATCTGCGCCGACGGGGCCCCGGTCGCGGGTAAGACGGTGGCGTCGGGGGCCGTGACGCTCGACGTGGCGGCCTCGGTCGTCCACGTGGGCTGGTCTTATACCTCGACGCTGACGACGGTCCGCTACGACCTGGCCGGCGAGCAGGGCACGACCTGGCAGCGGCGCAAGGCCGTCTCACGGCTGACCGCGAGCGTGGCCGAGACGCTCGGGGCGGCGTTCGGGCCGGACGCGGCGTCGCTCTACGAGCCGCCCTATACGACGGGCGGGGCGCCGCTGCTGGCCGGGGTGCCCGACCTCTTCACCGGGGACCTCGAGGAGATGACCCTGCCAACCAGCTACGCGACGGACGGGGCCCGCGTGACGGTGGTCCAGAGTTACCCGCTGCCGCTGACCCTGCGGGCCCTGGTGGCGACGGTGGAGGTGCGCTGATGGGATCCATGGTCAATCCGGTCAATGCGGTCAATGCGGTCCCTTCCTGGACCGGATTGACCCTATTGACCTCACTGATGATTTGTGCGGGAGGCGCGTCATGTGGCAAGCCTTAGCGATCGCAGGTAAGGCCGCCGCCGCGGGCGGGCAGCTCTACGCGGGCTTCTCGGAGGCCAAGAGCCTCACGGCCCAGAGCCGCGTGAAGAAACGCCAGGCGGGCGAGGTCCGGGTCCAGACCGTCTGGGACCAGATCCGCCTGGAGGAGGACGCCCGGCGGACCCTGGCGACGCAGCGGCAGCTCCTCGGCGAGGCGGGGGTGCGGATGACGGGGACGGCCGTCGATGTCTTGGCCGAAACCAAGACGGAGTTCGTGCTCGACAAGATGATGCTCGCCCGCAACGCCGAGCTGGAATACCAGGGTCTGATGAGCGACGCCCGCGAGCTCAAGAAGGCCGCCTCCCGGGCGAAGACGAGCGGGGTGATCAACGCCTTTTCGAGTTTCTTCTGAGCATGGTCACTAAGGTCAATGAGGTCAATCAGGTCCTCCTCCTCCTCCGCCGGAGTCGCGGAGGGACCCCGTTGACCGGATTGACCCCATTGACCGCAGGGAGTGACGCATGAGCAGTGCGATCCCGAGGTTCTATCGTTCGGTCCGGCCTGCCGTCGGGGGCGGGGGCCAGCTCGCGGGCCTGGCCGACCGTTACGCGGCCGGCGTCGGCCGCGCCGTTGCCGGGCTGGGCGGGCAGGTGGCCGCCTACGCCGAAAGGAAGGCCGACGAGAAGCTGGCCCGGGCCGACGCCCTGGCGGCGTCGCGGGCCTGGCGGGGGCTCGATGAGTTCCGCCTCCAATACCTGCGGTCGCTGGGCGGGCGGAGAAAGGAGCTCGCGCAGGTCGAGGTCGATCCGGCGACGGGCGAAGGGCGGACCGGCTACGAGCGGGAGCTCGAAGCCTATCCCGGGGCCCTCCAGGAGGAGTTCGAGCGGCTGGCCGGCGGGCTCTCCTCCCGCGCCCGGGCGCATCTCGAAACCCGGTATAACGAGGTCGCGGCGAACTGGGCGGATGAGGCGGTTCGGACGCTCGACGGGATGGAGCTCCAGGACGCCACCGCCGAGATCCTGGCGACGGCCCAGGCGGGCCGGGCGGGCGAGGCGGGCGAGCTGCTCGAGGCCTACGCGGACCGGTTCGAGCCCCAGACGCGGCAGGCCCTCGAAGCGAAGATCCTGCAGGCGGGGATGGAGGCGACGCTCGGCGCCGCCCGGGCGGACCTCCAGGCGATCGCGGCGGCGGACGGCTGGCAGGCGGCCGTCGCCCAACTCGCCGACCCCGAGTACCAGAAGCTCTGGGGCCTCGATATCGAAGAGGCGGCCGGGGCGAAACGGGACCTCGAAGCCTTCGCCCGCGATGAGGCGGCCCTGGCCGAGCAGAAGCAGCGGATCGAGCTGGAGAAAACGGCCGACGAGGTCCTGGCCCGCGCGCTGGAGGGGACGCTCGACCTGGCGATGCTGCCGGCCCTGGTCCGGGACAACCGCCTCGACGCGGCCGTGGCGCGGGAGGCCCGGGCCCTGATGGTCAAGCCGCCGCTGGAGAACGACTTCGAGACCTTCCTGGAGGCGGAGGCGAAACTCTCGCTCGTGCGGCAAAAGCAGCTGCCCAAGGGTGAGGCCCTCGCCTGGCTGCGGACGGTGGCGAGCCGGCTGGAGACGGGGACCCGGGAGCAGTACGTGACGGCCTACGAGAAGGCGGGGGACTGGGCCGAGATCGTCGGCGCCCCGAGCGTGGCCCTATTTGAGAAGGCGATCGACGACCACTACGAGACCCTGGAGACCTTCGGCAAGTGGGGCACGCGCGAGGCGGAGGCGAAGTACCTGGACACCAAGCTGCGGTTTCGGGCGTGGCTGGGGGCCAACCCGGGGGCGACGGACGAGCAGGTGCGGGCGAAGTACGAGGAACTCCTGGCCCCGACGGCCAAGCCGGCCATCACGGAGCGGATCCGCAAGCTCCTCTGGGCGTCCAGCATCTACGGGATCGGCCAGTGGTGGTGGCAGGGCGTGCGGCAGCAGTGGGCGGGCCTGGCCGGCGGGGCGGACCCGGCGGCGGCGTTTGTCCCGGTGAACCCGGGCGCTGAGCCGCGGACGCGGCAGGAGTTCGAGGACACCGTCAAGGGCCTCAACGACAGCCCGGCCGAGCAAGAGGCCTATTACAACCAGTGGGTGGGCAAGTGGCGGTAAAGACGCTGGCACAACTGAGGCAGGAGGCGGCGGCTGGCGTGCCGTCCTTGACGACGCTGCGGCAGCAGGCAACGGCGGAGGAGGCGGCCGAGGTCCGCGATCCGCTCTTCGGGCAGGTCGTGACCTTTCGGCCCCAGGGGCCCGGCTGGGCGGACCGGCTGGGGATTGCCGACCCCGAGACGCGTAAGCTCTTCGATCCCCTGGACGAACGGGCGGGGACGATCGTGGGGCGACGTTATCAGCCGGATGCCGAAGGCAAACTCCAGACATTCTATCAGCTCGAGCTGGGCCTGCCGCCGGAGATCGCCGTCGCCCACACGGACGACATCACCGAGCAGCTCTTCGGGGAGCGGCTCGACTACGACGACGCCTGGGGCCGGATCGGCCAGGCGTATCAGGACGGCCAGGTCAACGTGCAGCTCGCCGATCTGGGTCTGGACGTGCTGCTCAATCGCGATACCGCGGACACGTGGCGCGAGATCGAGCGGCTGCGGGGCCTGCGGTCGGCGGATTTTCTGGCGAAACAGCGGCCGCTGTGGGAGAAGATGCTGGGGGCGACGGCCGAGCAGCTGCCGCTGCTGGGCCAAACGCTGGAGGCGGCGCCGGTGGGCGGCCTTGTCGGCGGCGTCGCCGGGGCGGCGGCGGGCGTGACGGTCTCGGCGGCCTCGCCGACGCTCGGGGAGGAGGCCCTGATCCCGTCGCTGACCTTCAGCGGCGTCAAACTCGGGGCCGGCCTGGCGGGGGCCTATCGGGTGGGGCAGCTGGAGGCGGGTCTGGCCGTGCTGGACCTGCTGGACGCCGGGATCGATCCGAAGATCGCCAAGGCGGCCTCCTTCGGGATCGGGGCCCTCAACGGGGCCCTGGAGATGGGCCAGATCTCGCTGCTGCTGGAAACGCTGCCCGGCGGCAAGAACCTCGTCAAGCTGGGCATGAAGGGCGTGGTGGACCGCCTCCTCGCGCAGGGGACGCTCCGGAACCTGGCGGCGCGGCACGCGGCCCAGTTCGGCGGCTACCTCGCCGCCGAGACGCTCCAGGAGCTGGCGCAGGAGTCGGTCAACATCACGGCGGAGGAGTTCGGCAAGTGGCTGACCGAGCGGCTCGGGGTCCCCCCCTCCTGGACGCCGGAGGTGCCGATGCCGGACTGGGACCTGCCGACCGAGGAATACTGGCGGCAGGTGCGGCTCTCCTTCGCCGGGGCCGACTCGCCGCAGGCCGTCCAGCGGGCGACGATCGCGGAGATCCGCCGGCGGCTGCTGGAGGTGGGGGCCAAGAGCCTGCAATCGTTCACCGTCCTGGGCGCCCCGGGCACGGCTCTGTCGGTGACGACGGAGATCGACGCCCTGCGGCGGGAGCGGTCGGCGGTCCAGCGGGCCCTGCCGGACGTGCGGCTGACGGAGATTGCCGTCCCGGTGCCCGAGCGGGCCGCTGACGCCGCTACGGCCGTCCCGGCGGCCGAGACGGTCCAACCGGCCCCCGCACCGGAGATCGGCCCGCCGGCAGCCCCAGGCGCAGCGGAATCGGCCGCCCAGGCGCCGACCGTGACACTGTACCACGGCACGGATCAGCCCATTACGGTGGATGAACTGGCCGCCGCTACGCCTGCCTACGAAGGCAGCCTGGGACCGGGCATCTATCTCGGGCAGGACCAGCAGACGGCCGAATACTATGGGGCCCATGTGTTGGAGGTCCCGGTCCGCATCGGCAATCCCCTGGTGATCGACGCCGCGGCCGGCGTCAACTACCGGCCCGCGCCGGAAGCGGCGGCCCTCCAGGACGAAACCGGCGCGTACGAGAGCATCCTGACGGGGGAACAGGTCATGCCGTTTGACGCGCGGATCGGCGGCGCGTGGGTGCCGATACGTAGCGCTGAGGATTTGGCCTCCCTGAGTGACAGGGCGCGGACGGCCGGCCATGATGCGTTGGTCGTGCGGGGCATACGCGATAACGCCACGGTCAACGAAGAGGTTGTCATCTTCGACCGGAGCGCCATCGTTGCCGCACCGAGCGACGAGATACGAGCGACGAGTGCCGAGACACGAGCGACGAGTGCCGAGACACGAGAGACGAGCGCCGCGCCGCCTCCGGCGGCGTGGGGCTCGACGAACCGCCTGGTCACGCCGGAGGCGTACGCCGAGATCCTCGCGCGGCGCAAGGCCACGGGCAAACTGCCCGGCGGCCGGCAGGCGGGGGGCACCAGCCTCTTCGATCCCCAGGACTGGGCGGACCTCGCCAAGGCAGCGACGTTCCATTTCGAGGCCGGGGCGCGGACCTTCGCCGCCTGGTCGAAGCGGATGATCGAGGACTTCGGCGAGCAGGTCCGGCCGGCGCTCCAGCAGCTCTGGTCGTCGCTGGGCGGGGCGTCGATCCTGGAGGAGCCGGACCCGGTCCGCGGGGCCCTGGGCGATTTGAGCTATGCCGCCCTGGAGGAGAAGGCCAAAGAGATCGGCGTGACGGTCCGGGGCAAGAAGCAGCAGCTCGCCGCGGCGATCGCCGAGATGATCAAGGCCAAGACCGGCTACGCGGCCAAGGGCCAGACGGGGCGGCGGGAGCTCAAGGCGACGGAGGACGCGATCCGCCAGCACCCGATCTACCAGGCGGCCGCCGAAGGCGCGGAGCAGGCGGCCTTCCGGTCCACGGGGGCCGGGATGTTCTACATCCCCGAGGGGTATAAGCGCGAGGTCGAGGGCTACGCGGGCCAGCGGTTCGGCAAGGGCGCCAACATGGCCATGTGGAACATGATCACCCATGACCCGAAGGCCGGGCAGCACTGGGACGATGCGGCGGCGGAACTGGGCTGGCCGGAGGACCTCGACGGTTTCCTCCAGCGGCTCCAGCAGGTCGTGGCGGGCGAGCGGCAGCTGGCGGGCGGCCTCAGCGAGCAGGCGTTGACCGAGGCTCTGCGCAGCGGCGATCCCTTCCTGGAAATCCTGGCCGAGAAGCGCCGCCTCCTGCGGGCGGGGCTGGGGGCGTTCGAGGTCAACCAGGCCCTGACGGCGATTGGTGAGGCGGCCGGGATGGACCGGGCGGACTACGGGGACATCCTGATCGCCGGGGGTACGGTGGCGGACCCGGCCGATCCGCACCCGGGGAGTCTGGACTTCCGGCAGTTCATGGCCCGCCTCGGGGCGGAGCTGGGCAACCCCGATTCGGCCTGGGTCCGGGCCTGGTCGCTGGACGTGCCCGAGAAACCCCGCGCCTGGCACAAGCGACTGGTGGCGGAGTGGGAGGCGATCAAGGCCGGCCAGCTCACGGGGGACCTGTCGGTCGGGCAGGTCCTGGCGACGGAGACCCTGACGGCCGAGCAGCAGGCCGAGATCGAGGCGGTGGACGCCGAGAAGGTGGCCGAGCAGATCGTCGAGGCGGAGAAGCAGGTCCTCTTCGGCAAGCTGATCAGCGGCCTGCTGGAGGACGCGGCGGAGCTCAAGCGGCTGCGGGAGGCCCTGGTGGACGCCTACCGGGCCGGGACGGCTGAGGGTGTGGCGCAGGCCCGGGCGGCCTACCGCGCCCAGCAGCAGCGGGTCAAGGCCCGCAAGCAGTTGCGGGAGTACGTGGCCAAGCTCCTGGCGTCGATCCGCCGGCCGGTGGGCAAGACCGTGGCCTTCGACCAGCGGGCGGCCATCGAGGAGCTGCAGAGCCAGATCGATCCACGGTGGCGGTCGCGGCGGACCGTGGCGGAACGGCAGGCGGCGCGGAAGTTCTTCGCCGAGCATCCGGAGGCCCAGGCCCCGGCGAAGGCCCTGGCCATCATCAAGGCCAAGAGCCCGTCAGAGTGGACGGTGGCGGAGCTGGAGCAGATCGCCCGGGCGGTCCGCGAGCTGCGGCGTAAGGGCAAGATCCTGCGGACCCGCGAGAATATCGCCCGGGACGACCGCCGGGCCCGCGACGCGCAGGCGGTGATCGACTCGGTCCGCGGCGGCGACCTGCCACCGCTGGACCTGGATGCCCCGATCGTGCGGCCACCGGCCGAGACGGCCCGGGACCGCTGGTGGCACCGCTACGCGGCGACGCTGACGCCGGAGCGGCTCTTCGACTGGCTGGATCGGCGGGTCAACTTCGCCGGGGCGGTCTTCCGGATCTTCTGGGAGCGGGTGGTGGAGGCCGAGAGCGCCAAGCTGGTCCGGATCCGCGCGCGGGTGGCGGCGGCGGAGGCGGAGCTGGCGCGGCTGAATCTCACGCTGCGGGACCTGACGGCCGACGCCCTGATCATCAACGGTGAGACGATCACGGTCCAGCAGGCGATCGGGATCTACAACTTCATGCAGAACCTCTCCGCCCGCCTCGCGGTGACCTTCGGCAACCGGATCGGCCAGGCGGACCAGACGCGGGTGCAGGAGTTCGTCGAGGCCCGGGCGGACCTCAAGGCCCTGGCCGACTGGATCGTGGACCACTACGACCAGCACTACGACCGGCTGCGGCAGGCGGTGATCGACACCGAGGACCGGGACATGGGCCGCGAGCCCAACTACACGCCGATCCGCCGCATGGAGGTGGATTACAGCCCCGACGAGCGACAGGTCCTCACGGAGATGATGCAGCGGCACCACTTCCAGCGGGGCTACGCGGAGAAGGGCATGACGATCAGCCGCAAGGACATCAAGCCCGAGTACCAGAAGCCGATCCGTTTGGACGCCTGGACGCTGCTGCTGGAGCAGATCGAGCGGCAGGAGCACTACATCGCCCTGGGCGGGATCGTCAAGGACCTGCACGCCCTGCTCAGCGACGAGGGCGTGCGGGCGGCGGTGACGGACCGCGGCGGCAAGGAGGTCCACGAGATGCTGCGGCGGTACGTGGACGCCGTGGGCAACCCCAACATCTACCGGACCTATGGCGAGGCGGAGCGGCTGGCCCGGCGGATCCGCCGCAATACGGCGATTGCCTTTCTGGCCTACAAGCTCTCGACGATGATCAAGCAGCCGGTCTCGATGGTGCGGATGCTGCCCTATGCGGGGCTGGATCTCTTGCGGGCGGGCCTGGCGGCGACGGCGCACTGGACGCAGGTCCGCGACTTCGTGACCAGCCGCGATCCGCTGACGGAGCGGCCGGCCCTGGAGCGGGAGCTCGAGGAGATGCGGGCCCGCGACCCGGCCAAGTACGAGGACCTCCGCCAGTGGCTGGGCGAGGCGGGGATGCGGGGCCTGGTCTGGATGGACAGCGTCGGCCGCACGATCGGCTGGTACGGCGTGTACCTGCACGAGATGGCGGCCCACGGCGACGAGGCGCGGGCGGTGGCGCAGGCCCGCCTGGCGACGAGCCTGACGCAGGCGGGGGCCCGGGTGTTCCAGCTGCCCGAGATCTACCGCACGAGCCAGGAGTATCTGCTGCTGCTGACGCAGTTCACCAACGAGCTGAACAAGCTCTGGAACGTCACGAGCTACGACCTGCCCATGCTGATGAAGAACCGCCAGTATGAGCGGGCCGTCAAGACGTTCATCGGCATCGGCATCGAGGCCTCGCTGATGTGGATGATCGCGAACCGCCGGCTGCCCGACGACGACGACGACGCCCGGGAGATCTTCGGCGGCCAGGCCGTCGAGATGATCCCCTTGATCGGGCCCGCCGTCGTGGCGGCGTACCGGGGCTGGGGCGGCGAGGGTGTGCCGGCCCTGCAGGGCCTGGCCCAGACGGGGGCGGACCTGTACCGCCTGGGCGAGCGGGTGGCCGCCGGCGACGTGGACGACGCCGAGATCCTGGACGCGACGCACCGGCTGTATAAGAATCTGGCCCCCTGGTTCGGCGTGCCGTACACCGGCCCGCGGGACCTGGTGCGGGCGGTGTGGAACCTGGATCCGAGCTACGTGCTGGGCGGACCGCCCAGCCAGAACGACAAACCGCAGACAGCCGCGGGCCGGCGGGCCGCCGTACGGCGCCGCCGCCGGCGGTAGGGACGAAAGGAGTCTTCGATGGATCGAGCGACGAGAGACGAGCGACGGGCGATGGCGGGCGTGGTGTGGGTGGCGCTGCTGCTGGCGGCGGCGGTGGGGCTGGGCCTGCTGCTGGCCGGCGTGGCCGCCGGCGAAGTGAATTCGGCGGTCGACGGGATCAGCTATAGCGGCGACGGCTCGACGACGGCGTTCACGTTCCCCTTCGGGGTCTTCGCGACCTCGGAGGTCCGGGTCGTGCTGCGGACGACGGCGACGGGGGCCGAGAGCGTCCAGACGCTCAATAGCGACTACACCGTCGCCGACAACGACGGCGACGGGGACTACTGGGACGGGACCCCCGGCGGGACGGTGACCTTCACGACGGCGCCGACGACGGCCGTGACGGTCCATATCACCCGGTATCCGCCCTTGACCCAGACGACGAGCATCGACGGGAGCTATTACGTGAACCTCGGGGCCATCGAGGACGCGTTCGACAAGCTGAGCTGCCAGGTCCAGTACCTCCAGCGGCAACTCTACCGGGCCCTGCTGATCCCGGAGACCGAGGGCCAGAGCTACGACGTCAATGTCCCCAGCGCCGTGGACCGGGCGAGCGGCTACGCGATCTTCGACGCCGACGGCAACCTGAGCGTCACGGGCTCCGCCCTGCCGGACTTGGCGGCCTCGCCGCTCTGGACGGCCGTCCTGGACGATCTGAACCTGGCGTCGTCCCTGGCGAGTCTGGGCCTGGGTACGGCGGCGGGCAACCTGGCGCTCCGCGGCCTCTACGACGCCGGGACTTACGTCGTGACGGACTCCGGGGCCGATCCGACCGGGGCGACGGACAGCACGACGGTCATCCAGGCGGCCATCGACGCCGCCTACGCGGCGGGCGGGGGCGTAGTGGTTCTCCCGACGGGCACTTACCTGATTTCCGATACGCTCACAATGAAAGCCGGCGTGATCCTACGCGGCGACGGCCAGACGATTTTCTCGACGGTCCCCGACACGGCCAATACGCAACTGTACCTGGCGGACGATTCCGACTGTGACATGATCTCCATTCCCGCGGGGACCAAGAACGTCACGGTCCAGGGCCTCTATCTCAACGGCAACGGCGAGAATCAGGCGTCAGGCTCCGGCATCGTCACGGAGGCGACGGCCGCCTGCATCAACCTGGCGAACCTGAAAATCAACTTCTGCAAGGAGCATGGGGTGGACTATGGGGCCGGGTACGGCTGGGTTCAGTTCTCGACCATCTATCGCTGCTACGAGGAGGGGCTGTACGTCACCGGCGGCGACCTGTCGATTTTCGAGGTTGAGGTTGAGGATTCGGACGAAGGGGATACCGGGGCCTTCGCGAACGCGCACTTCACCTCTACGTCAACCGGCTGCCGGGTGTACCGGCTGCACAGCGGGGCGGACCTGCGTACCAATACCGACGGCATCCTGATCGACGCTTCCTCCAACACGCATCAGTTCATCGACTGCTACACCGCGTCCAATAAGCGATACGGCGTCAATAACTCGGGCAACCGCTGCACGTTCGTCGGCGGCATTCTGACGGGCCGAACTGGGACCGGGGCCTATCACGCCTTTTACGAGAACGGAACGAACACCACGATCGTCGGCGGCAGTCTGGTCGCCGCCGCGACGGGCGCTTACAGTCTCTACATTGCGGGCAGCACGGCGGGCTACGAGTGCAAGGTTAGTGGCGTGGATCTGAATCCGTCCACGGGCACGGGGGCGCTGAGTATTGCGGCGGGCAAGAAGGTCTATATCGACGGCGTGCTGTTCCAGCCGGAGGCGGCGGGCGCGGCCACCCGGCAACTGCTCATGACGCCGAACACGACGACCAACGGGGTCGGCGGCGGCCTGCGCGTCGGGACCTCCACCGACAGCGGCACCACGGGGATCAGCTTCTACGGCCTGCGCGACGCCACGGGCGGCTACGGCGGCTGGTACTGGACGACGCGCAACGCTTCCGGCGAAGTGGTGCGGCTGCAACTCGACCAGAATGGACTGCTCAAGGCCCTGGCCGGCCTCCAGGTGTCCAACGGCGCGACCTCGGCCGGGTGGCTGGATTTCTACGAGGACAGCGACGTGGACGCTGCCGCCTACGTCCGCGAGAGCATCGCCATCGTGGACCTCACGAACGCCAACCTCAAGGACCTGGCCGACACGGCGGTGACGCTCGTGGCGGCCCCGGGGGCGGGCAAGTTCCTGGAGTTCTGCGGCGCGAGCTTGTGGCTGGACTACGGCTCCAACGCCCTGACGGAGCCTTCGTCGCCGGACGACCTGCGGATCAGCTACACGAACGACGCGGGGGCGGCCGCCTCGGCCGACATCGTGGCCAGCGGCTTCATCACGGCCACGGCGGACACCGGGGCCTTCGCCATCCCGGTCAGCCTCGCCGGGACGGCGGCGACGAGCCTGGTGAATAAGGCCCTCGTCCTGGTCAACACGGGGGCGGACTACGGGGGCAACGCGGCGAACGACACCGTAATGCGGGTGATCGTGCGCTACCGCATCCACAGCGGTCTGGGACTGTGACCGACGTACGAGCAACGAGCGACGAGCAACGAGTGACGAGCGACGAGCAACGAGCGACGAGGAACGGTGGTTATGGGCAACGGCGAGTGTGTGATCGGGGCCAAGCACGGGGCGGAGATCGAGGAGCTGCAGCGGGCCTGTGGGGACCTGAAGCGGGAGAACCGGGATGAGCACGACGACCTGTGGCAGGCCGTCAACGCCCTAAGAAACCGGCTGCCCCTCTGGGCGACGGTCCTGATCAGCCTGCTGGCCTCGACGGTCACGGGGCTGCTCGTGGCGATTGTGAAGCTGCGGGGGTGACGGGGTTAGCGAAGGGCTCGATGGCCCTACACAAGGCGGCGGCCTGAGACATACTGAGGTGCATCTCCATTTGCCACACGGGGTCTACGGCCTGCTGTAAAGCGGCGAGCCAGCCTTTTTGACTCGCGGTATGCAAGATTGCTTCGTTCGCGGTTTTCCAGTTCTCGTCTTTGAGCGTGGCGGGGGGGCTCTGGTCCCGGATGATCGCCTGCAGTTCGAGATTCTGCACTCGGCGGTCCAGGCCCGTCATCTCTCGCCGCATATCGGCCACCTGGTCTTTGAGGGCCACGATTTCGATGCTCTCGCCGTAGCCGGCCGTAGAGGTCGACAGCTCGGCGCAGTTCAGGCCGAGCCCGGCGACGATCAGCAAGGCGGTGAGAATCACGAGACGGTTCATAGACGCTCCCCTTTCCCCGCGGAACGCGGTTTGCGAAAAAAAAAACGGCAATAGACCCGACGGCCCGGACGTTGTACTATCACGAGACGGTTGGGGTCGCAAGCGCATTTGTATGGCATCTTTGATGAGGGCCCGCGCTGATGGAACGAGCTTTGGCTAGTCTGCCCGACGACCAGACGATGGAGACACTCATTTCCCTGCTTTACGCCTACCCGCCGGCTTTCCGCCGGCATCTGCTCTGCGCGCTATGGCGTCGTCGGCCGCAGATTCTGCCAGGTCCTGCAACCCCGACTCCGTCGTGGCCGGGCCGGCGGCCGTCGGGACCTCTTCGAAGAGCCTGACGATACGGTCCAGGATCTCGCCCTGCCAGCCCGTGAGGTGGGCGTAGGCCAGGGGACGCAACTCTTGGGCGACGAGACCGATCCGTTCGAACTCGCGGCGGGCGTCCAGACACTGCTCGTCCACGAAAATCCTGGCCACCGGGGCCAGGCGGACCGCGGTCTCGTCGGCGACTTTGCGGAACAGCGGACTGTCCCGGTGGCAAACGAGCGAGAGCGCCTTGACCACGTCCGGCAACTTCAGCCACAGCTCCATGGCCGCCTGCATGCACTGGCGCTTGGTATTGCCCTTGTGCTCCTCAGTCCATCGCTCCAGCTCCTCGTAGAGCGATAGTGGGATGTCGCCATGCAGATTTTTTTTTCGTCTCTGGTCGTGACATAACTGCAACGTACCCCGAAACTTGCGCGCGGGCAACCCGCATTACGGCGGGACAATCCCGCCAAAAAGCGGGATTTTCCCTTGACGACTTGGGGGCCTCCTGCCGATAATCAGATCGTGCTTCAGGGATGGACACGTGTGACAAGGGAATGATCGTGGGCGGTGGCGGCTGGCCGGGAAGGCTGGCAGGCGTTCGGTTGGCCGACCGGCACCGTAAGCGTGTGACTCGGGGAATGTCGCCCCTCCTGGGCGGGATTGTCTGAGATCGACGATAGCAGGTTTGGGGCAGCGCGTCAAGGGATTTCTTCTGACATGCGGACCGCAGTGACCTTACTGACCTGGTTGATCAGCCAACAAAACGCGGCAGTGATCCCCATCCCGGATCCCTCCGTAACTGCCGCGTCCTTTTTTGCCTCATTTCGTTCCGACCCCACCCTTGGGGTACGGGCTTCCAACCTAGGGGCCGCTCCGATCACAGGCGGCCCTTTTTCCCCTGCCGTACACCCCGAGGGCCATCACCCGGCCCGGGGGCTCCTTCTGAGAAGGCCGGCCGCTGCCGCAGACACGGACGGCCTTTTATTGTGGTGTGACCAAGGCTATGCCCGGGCCAGGTCTTTCTCGCTTCCCCTCCCTCCGCTGGGCCGGTCCGGGCGGCTTTTTCTTGGGTACCTCTCGGGGCTCGGGTCGACGACCGGCGGCAGGGAGGCCGCCGGCCGGGCCCCGGCCTGTGCGGGTAGGGGAGGAGTTGACGATGGGCAAGGCTAAAGTGATACGCATCGTCCCGCCGCCGACGGAGATCTGACTGCTGCGGGACCGGGAGACGGGCGTCTGGGTGACGGCGGTGGATGAGCCGCGGCAGACGCCGGTCTATATGGCGATGTTCTCCCGGGAGGCCGCCGCGCGGGCGGCCCAATACCAGTGGGACGTCTGGGGCGTGCGGGCCGAGCCGGTCTGCTTCCGCGTCGTGGACGCGGTGGCCGAGGCCAAGGACCTGCACCGGCAGGCGACGGCCGGCATGGCTTTCGGTGCCACGCCACCGGCCCTGAAGGACGGGGAGGGGATCACAGGCGAAATGGCGCCGGCCGTCTACGACGGCGATCAGAAGGGGTAGCACAATGGAAACGACAGTCCAACCGCTTGTTTCGGACCACCGTAGCTTTGTCGTGACACTGCGGCCCGAGGACTACGCGACAGTCCGGCGGTATGGCGACGATCGCCCGGGCACGGACACGGCGACCGTCGTCTGGCTGGCCGTCGTGAGCGGGATCGAAGAACTTCGCCACCGTAACGAGCGTCTGGAGACGACGCCGGCAAACGAGATACAAGATACGAAGAATGAACAACGCTCCACGGGGTAGGGTTTGCGGCGGGCTTGGTTGACCGCCGACGAACCGTGGATGGCTCTTTGACAACGGGATAGGGACGATTGGCTGGCGTGCTTGCGTGGGGACCATCCTCATGTTAGGCTGTGGCCTGCCCGGGGGCGTACGGGCGAATGATGATTCGCCCCTACCTCCGGGTGGGCTTACGGCCGTGCTTCATTTCGACAGACACGAAAGGAGGTCACTATGCAAGCACACGAAGAACAGCACGGCAATCTTTCTACGGGTACGGGCGAATCATCATTCGCCCCTACGGCTACGATGTCGCTATCGGGCCTGCTGGCGGCGTACGACCAGGCGCATCCCGACCAGGACGCCGGGACCGTCTACATGCGGCACCTGGCGTTCGGGCTGCTGACGGCGGTCTGCGGGGACGTCTTGCTCGACGCGTTCGACGTGGACGCGGCGGAGCGGTTCCGGGCGGCCCTGCTCGGCGGATTCGCGCCGGACGATCCGGACGGGTTCCGGCGCCTGGCCGAGCTGCCCGGGCGGTCACGGCGCGGCCTGCAACGGGGCTATAAGCCCGTGACGGCGGCGGCGTACCTCAAGATGGTCCGCCCGCCGTTCCGCTGGCTCGAGGTCAAGCGGCGGGTCCTTTTGGATCACTGGGAGACCCTGCCGGCGGTGAAGGTGCCGCGGCGGCCGGTGAAAGTGTATCGCGATGAGAAGCTCGCCGACCTGATCGAGGCGGCCCGGGCGGTCGAGGATGATCGCCTGACCGAGGGCCGCGTCCTGGTCATGGCGACGGCGGGCCTGCGCCGGGCGGAGGCGCAGCAGCTATGCGAGGTCGACGTCGACTTTGCGGCCGGGACGATCACGGTCCAGCCGCATGACGAGACGCCGGCGACGTGGCGGTGGGTCCCGAAGGACCGGGACTGCCGCGTCGTGCCTCTGGTCGCCCAGGCGGCCGAAGCCTTGCGGTATCGGCGGCAGGTACTGCCGAAGGATCAGCCGTACCTGCTTCTTTCCGCAGCGCGGTACGAGTACCTCTCCTGGCTCCAGGGCCGAGGGCGGTTGACGGACCGCCAGCGGAAGCTGCCCGACGAGAACCACCGACCATTTCGTCGGCTCCGACAAAATGGTGGCACGGCGGGCCTCTCGCAGAAGCATCTGCGTTCGACGTGCGCGACGAACTGGCTGCGGGACGGGATGGACCTGCGAAGCGTCCAGGCCCTCCTGGGGCATAGTGACATCGCGACGACGCAGAGGTACCTGGCCGCCGACGCCGGCGCAGTAGAAACGGCGAGACAGCTTGGGGCTGCTCGCCTGAACCGCCTCCGTGCGTAGGAGGCCTATGCAAACACCGACTCGGGGCGAGTGGACTTGAACCACCGACCTCTTGCACCCCATGCAAGGGGACCGGCCAAGCGGGCCGGTCAAGAGGCCCGCCCCTTGGCGCGGCCGTAAGCCATCATTCATTCCGTCACTAGCGCCAGTCACCCCGCCACGCCCCTATCCCCCTTCATGAAAATCGCTCGCGCCTCCGGCGGAGCCGGGGCGCTTTCTTCTTCGGACCGCGGACCGCGCCGCCAGGGATCGGCGGCGCGGCCGCCTGAGTTTCCGCGAAAGGAGTCTATGAGACGGATACGACGGATCGCTGGGGCGCTGGCCGCGATGTGGTGGGCGTTCTGGATGCCCGGGCTCTTCGATGGCTCGGGCCGGGAGATCTCTTGAGATGGCGACGATCAAAGAGATCCTGGCGGACCCGCGCTTCGAGCAATTCGCCGCGTTCTGCAGGACGAGCGGCCGGGTGATCAAGCCGGCGGGGTTCCCCTGGCAATACATGGGCCTGACGGACGCGGAGTTCCTGGCCCTGGATCTCAAGCTGGAGGCCGGGGACGACATGAGCCCCGAGATGCGGCAGTGCCAGCTCCAGGTGTTGCGGGCCTGCGAGCGCTGCGTCGTACGCGACTGGGCCTGGTGGCACGACCTGGGCTGTCGCACGGTGGGCGGGGCGACGTCGGTGAAGGCCGGGCGCCCGCCCTGCACGACCGAGGCGGTGGCGGCGCTGCCGGCGGAGATCAAGACGCTTGTGACGCCGGCGCCGGTGCCGGCGGGCGGACAGGGGCTGTTGTTCTGATCGGATCTGGAGAGTCAAGGATGGCGACAAAACGGAAGATCGTCGGGCCCGGGCGGGTGGTGAATCGCTCGGCCAAGGGCTCGAAACTGGAACTCACCTTCGACCCGTCGCCGAACGGGTTCATCTCGGACGCCCGCCGGGCCAATGAGCGGCTCAAGGTCATCATCCGGCCAGAGGACGGGGAGGCCGCCTGATGGTGGCCGCGGCAAAACTGGCGGCGACGCTGCCGGAGCTGGTGCCGATGGTCGAGTACGGCCTGGCCCGCTGGCCGCGGACCTGGCTGGTGACCGGGGCGGAGCCGGACTGCCGGACGCTCTGGGACCGCTGGACGTGGGTCTTCTTCGTCAAGGTGCAGTACCGTAGGAGTTTCTGCGAGTACCGCGAGCACTTGGTCCAGGCCCGCGACGGGCACGGGGCCTCGATCCGGCTCCTGCAGGAGCTGGCCAAGGACGCGCCCGAGGGCGAGCGGATCCTCCGCGTCGAGCTCTACGCCGTCCGCGAACCGCTGACCAAAGAGCAGGTCCTGGAGCTCCAGCAGCTCAACGGCCGCCTGCGGCGGCAGCAGGGACGGGGGGAGGCGGCGTGATGGGTGAGGACCTGATTGACGGGATTGACCCGGTTGACGGCGGCGGCGGCCGCAGCGGGCACGACATCGATATCTGGGGCGACGGCTCTGCGACGCGGAGCTCGCCGATCCCGGACTGGTGGGAGCGTGGCGGCGGCGACGTGGCCGCCGACGAGATACGAGAGACGAGCGACGAGCAACGAAAGGAGTGCAGCGACACATGAGAGCACGGACGTTTCCTACGATCGTTTTCCTGCTGGCGGTCCTGCCGCTGGGCGGGTGCCTGAGCTCGGCGGCCCGGGAGCGGGCCCTGCTGCCGGCGATGCGGCAGGCGTGGGTCGGGGTGCGGGCGGATGCCCTGGCCGGCGGGGCCACGGAGGCCGAACTGACGCGGATGGATGAGTCGCTGGTCTATGGTATGCCGGCGGCGATCGCGGCGGCCTGGCCGCCGGTCGAGGCGGCGGCGCGGGCCGCCCTGACGGGGATGAGCCCGGGACTCGCGGAGTTCCGGGGCGAACGGATCGAGAAATTCACCGAGGCAGTGGAGGCATTGAGCGGCCATGGCGAGTGAGCAGGAGACGCAGTTGAAGGAGTACCTGGCGAATCTGGTCTTCGATTGCCTGGAGGAGGCGGGCGTGGAGATCCGCGGCTCGGCGGCGGAGCTGATCGAGTTCGCGGCCCAGCGGGCGGAGCGGCTGGCGCCGCACCTCGGGGAGCCGGACTACGACGAGATGGTCAAGGCGGTCCGGGACGTCGTCCTCCTGGAGGCGGGGATCCGGGCGACGCGGCAGGCGGACGCCGTGACGCGGCGACTGATGAAGATCATCGCCCGTGGCCTGCGGCTCCTGGCGGCCGCCCTGGCGGAGAACTGACGGCTTGCAACTAACAACTGCCAACTGGCAACTGAGAACTGAGAGGCCACGGATGGACAGCAGGAGCAACGGCGTTGACAAACCGGTCGCCAGCAACATCGAGGCGGCCGTGGCCGGCGTGATCAGTCACGTCGGCAGGAAAAAGACGGCGATCGCCGTCGTGGCGATCTGGATGCTCAGTCAGCAGGGGGCCTCGCCCTGGATGATCTTCGGTCTGGCCGTCATCGCGATCGTGGCGCAGCTCGTCTACGACCTCGTGGCGGCCACGCAGTGGCTCGTCCGCGACGATCTCAAAAGTGGCCAGGCGCCGGACGCCCTACCGGAGGGCGGGGCCGGCGTCGCGCCGGCCGCCGGGCGAGAGACGGCGCCATGAAGACGGGTAGCCACCCGCGCCGATACCAGCGCAACCCCGCGCCGCTCCAGCGGCCGAACGACGCCTACGCGCACGTCTCGGACGACGAAAAGGCGGCGGCCCTGGACGCGGCGATCGAGTATGAGGACGGAGTACCTGCGGGCGATAAGGAGATGATGACGATGGCGAAGAATGCGAAGACTGCCGCGGCCGATGACTGGGTCGAGTACCAGGGCGGCACTTGGGGCGGGTCGCGGCCTGTGGTGGGTGAATGGGTCAGCATCGGGCGTGCGGGCACGCTGTCGATCTCCGCGGCACTGGCGGCGGGCCTGACCGCGACGAAGTACCTGCGGCTGTGGTACTCGGCCTCGCGACGACGCCTGCGGCTGATGGAGACGGAGGGCAATACGGCCGGCGCGCTGCGGGTGGGCCCGCGTGGGGGCAAACACGGCCAGACAGTGCGGGTTTCTGCCGTGGGGGGCTTGCGCGGGTGGGGGATCCAGCCGGCGCAGCGGATGCGTTACGCGGCGGCGTGGGTGGACGGCGGGATCGAGGTCGATCTGGCGTGCGTCCTGGACACAGGCACGCCGCGCCAGACGCCGGCGGCGAAGCCGGCCCCGGGCGGGGTCGTCCTGACGGCGACGTGTCCGGAGTGCATGCAGCAGGTGCCGGCCAGGCCGTCGGGCCGCGGCCACCGGTTTTACGACCATGCCGATCCGGACGGCCTGCCCTGCGTCAACAGCAAGCTGGGGCCGGCCCCGGCGGGAGCGTGACCGATGGACGCGTTGCAACTGGAGCGACTGACGATGGGGCCGGTCCTGGAGACGCGGGCCGGCTGCCGGGCGCGGCTGGCCCTGTTGACCATGGGGGAGCGGCTGGCCCTGGCGGCGCATTGGGGGCTCGGCGACCTGAACCTCTTCGACGATCGGGAGTTCGTGCGGCGGCTGCACCGGCCGCGGCACAAACGCCGGCGGCAACCGCCCACTGACAACCAATAACTGACCACTGACTACTATTCTTCGGAGGCATCATGCGACAGACACGACCGATGCGACGGACGATGGCGGCGGCGCTGGTACTGGCGGCGGCGGTGGAGATCGGGCTGACGACGCGCGGGCAGGAGCCGTGCCCGCCGGCGACGGACTATCGGGACCAGGTCCCGGTCTGGCTGGCCCTGCCGCCGGCGGCGGAGCTGCCGGGGGTGGTCCTGCCGCCGGTAACGGCGGATCCGACGCGGTGGGAGGTCCCGCGGGGGGCCTATAGCCGGACGGGCCGGGCCTGCGATCCGGACGGGGACGCCTTCAGCGTCGAGCTGGTCTCGGCGACGATCCCGGCCGAGGTCGCGGTGGACCCGGCGGCAGGGACGTGGACCCTGACGGCGACGATCCCCCGGACGCCGCGCAAGCACCTCGTTCACCTCCGCGCGACGGACGAGTTCGGGGCGAGCCAGGATTTCCTGGTGCCGCTGGCCCGCGAGAACGCTGCCCCACGACTGCAGTGAGCTGAAAATCACATAGGAGACGGACATGGCGAGGAAGAAAGGCAAGACTTCGGTGGAGTTGGCTCGTGAGGCCCTGGAGGAGCAGGCGACAAGGACAGGTGGGCCGGCGCCCGGGTCGGCGAATCCGCCACTGCCGGCGGGGATGGCGGGCAGGGCGATGGAGATCGTCCTGTGGCCCGCGGCGGACCTGGTGCCGCACCCGGACAACCCGCGGGCGATCGACGAGAGAAAGCCGAAGTTCCGGGACCTGGTCGAGTCGATTAAGGCGAACGGGATCATCGAGCCATTGACGGTCCGCCGGTTCGACGGGGACGTCTATCGGCAGGTCCTCTCGGGGCATCGGCGGCTGGCGGCGGCGCAGGTCGTGGGCCTGGACCGCCTGCCCGTCCGCGACCTCGGAGAGATCCCCGACGCCCTGGCCTACGACATCGTGGCGATGGCCAACCTGCACGAGGACCTCACCCCGCTGGAGGAGGGCGTGCGGGTAGCCAAATGGCTGGATAAGTACGGCGAGGACGCGGCGGCCGTCGCATCGAAGCTCGGCAAGACCCGGCATTGGGTCCTGACCCACGCCATGATCGGGCGCAACCTCATCCCCGCCTGGAAGGAGGCGGTGGCCCGGGACGCCGCGGAGCCCCAAGACCGCTACGGCCACGGCGGCTTCGGTCGGTTCGACCGCTGGACGGCCGAGCACTGGGTCCGTATCGCCCGGCTGCCGGCGGCCCTCCAGGAGCATTGGCTCCAGAAGGTGGAGAAGGACTACCGCTTCAACCCGTGGAACGCGACGGCCGAGACGGTCGCCGACTGGCTCAAGACGGAGAAGCTCTTTCTCGTCCGGGCCCCGTTCGAGTCGGCCCGGGTCTGCGCGGATTGCCCGAAGCGGACGGACGCGATCAATCAGCTCCTCTGGGAGGACCCGGACGTCCAGGGCGACGAGGGCGAGCAGGTCCGTTGCCTCGATCCGAAATGCTGGCAGCGCCAAAGCGAGAAGGCGGCCCGGGACGCCTACCGCGCGACGCGGGACGCCCTGCTCGAAAAGGCGGGGATCACCGGGGACGCCGCGCGGGCGGCCGTCGTGCCGGTCTCGCTCCTGGCCGAGCCGAAGGATCACTGGGGGTCGAAGCACGAGCACTACCGCCAGGAGATTGCCGCACTCAAGCGGGCGGTCGGCAAGGACCTCGTGACGGTCGACCGGGTCGAGGTCGTCAAGGAAGGGACCAAGGGTGCGGTCCCCGCGATCGTCGTGGCGGGCAAGGGCAAGAATAAGCTCGTGTACGTCAAGATCCAGAAGGACCCGACGCCGGCGGAGCTGGCGAAGGAGAAGGCCGAAAAGCAGAAACAGCAGCGGTGGGAGAAGGTCGTCCAGACGATCTGCAAAGAGTTGGCCGGCAAGACCCTCGGCGACGTGCCGTTACCGCAGCTGGAGACGGTCTTCTTCCTGTGCCACCTCAGCGGCTCCTGGCCGGAGGTAGACGCCTGGTCGGGCGATTTCCCGAAGCGGGCCCGGGCGTATGCGGCGGCCTTCGAGAAGAACCCGGCGGATTTCCTGCGGACGGTCATGGGGGAGGCCTGGCAGTCGTTCGTTGGGACATTGAAACAGCAGGCCCGCTGGCCCGATCGGTCGGCTACGCACTGGGTGGTGACCGTGGCCGCCGTCTTCGGCATCGACGCCAACGAGCGGTATAACCGGCTCCTGGCCAAGGAGCAGCATAAGCCCGTCGAGACCGCGGCGGGCGAGCCCGCGAAGAAGAAACGCGGCCGGCCGAAGAAAGCGGTCGCGACGCCGGCCGTGCCGCACGACGAGGACACGGCGCCGGAGCCGCCGGGGCCGGGCGTCTGCCCGGTCCGGTCCGGGGCAGGCGAGTGCGTCGGCGACGGCAACTGTGGGGCGTGCGCGAGGAATCCCGAATGCTGATCGTCACGGACCTGGAGTTCGACCTGGCGGAGCGGCCGGCGGCGGAGTTCCGGGCGGCGGTCGAGGACGCCGTGCGGGCGAAGCTAACGTCGCTGCGGATGGGCCGGCGGCTGCGGCTGGTCTCGGCGACGAGCTTCCCGCTGGCGGACGGGCAGTTCCGCCGGGTCCTGTGCCGCGTGGAGGTGGCTGACCACTGCCAACTGCCCACTGACAACTGACTACTGACCACTTTCTTCCTGGAGGTTTCGGATGGGACTGACGGATCGACTGCGGCGGGCCTGGCGGGCCCTGTGGCTGAGTGACGAGGCGATCGAGCGGCGGGCGGCGGAACTGCTGGCGGCGCGGCTGCCGGGCCTGGAGGCGGCGGCGCAGCGCCAGCAGGCGGCGCACCTGCGGAAAGAGTGGGGGCAGCGGCTGCTGAACATCGTGTACGTGCACGGCCTGCTGGGCTGCCGGCTGGAGAAGCTGTTGGAGGACATGGGACTGCCCGGCGTGACGCCGGTCGCGCAGGCCTGCGCCGACGGGGCCAAGATCGCGGCGGCCCTGGCCGTGGAGCGGCGGGGACCGCCCTACGAGGCCCGCGAACTGCACGCCGGGGGCCACGCCGGGCATAACAGCGACGGCCAGGCCCCGGCCGGCCCGGCCGGCTGAGCGGCGGGGCCCGGGCACTAGAAGCGCAGTGAGCAGGTGACGGAGCGGTAGAAACGACGGGACGGATACGGCGGGCGCGGCCGACGCGCCCGCGTCGTTATGGCGAAAGCTAGAACTAGGAAACAGACACGGGGGCCGGCGGCGCCCGCGGTTGAGACGCCGGCGGCCGTCGCGGCGGCGGCCGGGCCGCTCGGAGTGGCGCCGGAGGCGCTGGTGAGCCTGCCCCTGCGGCGCTTCCCCTGGCCGGCCGATCCGCGGCAGCGGTACAACCCCTACACGACGCCCTATCTGGCGGTGGTCAACGCGAGAGGCCCGTGGGCCTGCTGGAGGCACGGGGCGGCGAACCCGCCCTTTATCCCGCTGTGTCTGGACTTGTTCCGCAAGGGGTTCTGGCGGGCGGCCAGCGACGCGCAGCGGGTCTTTGCCCTGACGGTCTGGGCCCACGCGGCGCGGGACGACGACTGGGGGATCGTATGGGGCGATCCGGCCCGGCTGATGCACGAGTGGGGCCTCGATCCCGTGCGGATGATCGACCACCTGGACTGGATGATCGGCAACGGCCTGGCCTGCTACCTGACGCACGCGGAGGCGGCGGCGGCGCGGTCGTGGCGGCCGTGGTCCGGGTGCCGTCGCGCGGAAGGGGGAGAAACCAAAGGGGGGACTAGAGGGGGGAATCTGGAAGAGGGGCAAGGGCAAGCAAGCAAGCAAGCGCAAGGGCAAGAACAAGGGCAAGCCCAAGCAAGCCAAGACCAAGAACCTGCAGCTTCCAGTCCGCAGCCTGCGCGCGCGCCTACAGGTTCTCAGCTTCCAGGTTCCGCCGCGCCCGGGCAAAACCAAGAGCAAGGGCAAGCAAGCCAAGGGCAAGCCCAACCGACAGCAAGCACAGCAACCGCCGAGCAACCCCAACGAAGGGAAGCTGCGAACCTGCCGAAATCTGACCAGGGGGCCGGATCGGGCCTGGAGCCCCGTCCCGCGGGCCGCCGTGAGGTGGCCGCGTCGGGCCGGCCCCCGTCAGTTCCGGAGGCCGTGACGCTCGGGCAGATCCTCTCGGCCAAGCAGCTCGCCTGGGGTAATCCCCTGGCGGTGGACTTCGCCCGGCACATCGTCACGGCGATCACCGGTCGGGTGTGTGAGGAGAACCTCGATGCGGCGTCGGACCGGCTGCTGATGGACCTGGGGCCGTGGGTGTATTTCTGGGTACAGCAGGTTCAGAATACGCTGCCGGCCGGGAGTTTTACGGCGTTTCGGGACCGGTGCGTCAGGGACATCGGCCGCAAGAAGCGCGGCCGCGGGGTCAAGAATCTCGGCGGCCTGGCCCGGGCCGACATCGTGCCGGGCGTGCTACAGGCGATGGTCGGGAGCAGGTGACATATGGCGAAGAGCCGACAGGCCAAGACGGCGAAGAAGACCTCGAAGAAGCGGGCCAAGCCGCGCCAGCAGGTCCGGCGAGAGACGAGACCCGAGCGACGAGCGACGCGTCGAGTCCCTGCGGCACAGGGAAAAGCGGCGATTCCGGCCGAAGTGGGCTACGGCCGGCCGCCCGTCGAGCATCAGTTTCGCCCCGGGGAATCGGGCAATCCGGCGGGGACGCCGCCGGCGCGGTGCAACCTCTGGCGGCATCTATGCCGGTACCTGGAGCTGCCGGAGGAGGAGATCCGGGCGGCGGCGAAGGACCGCCGCCTGCCGGCGAACCAGCGGATCGCGGCGAAGCAGGCGGCGCAGCTCATCCAGAAGGGGTTCACCGGCGTGGCCCTGCAGGCGACGATGCGGATGTGGGACCGCGACGAGGGGCGCCCGACGGCGCGGATCGTCATGGAGACGGCGGACGTCCTGACGCCGGAGGAGTGCGAAGAGATCCGCCAACAACAGCGACGGCAACTCGAACAGGGAGGCAAGTGACATGGCGCGCGTGGTGAAGCGGATTCACATCCCGCGGAATGAGTTCCTCCAGTTCTGCCTGGTGCAGGCGGGGTTGCGGCGCTACTGCACGGCGGGGGACGTGACGGGCTTTGCGGTGACGACCGACGCGCGGGACGATCTGTCCGTGCTGCTCGTCAGCGACAAGCTCCCGGCCGACGACGAGATACGAGCGACGAGTGACGAGTGACGATGCTTTCCGACCGGCAGATCAACGCGATCGGCAGGAAGATCCTGACCTATCGGGCGTTGCCCGAGGCGGGGCGGTTCCACGCCGTAGGGGCGAAGTACCGCTGGTTCTTCGGCGGCAACCGGTCGGGGAAATCCGAGGCCAACATCGGGTACGACCTCTGCTCGTTCGCCCTGGGGGTGCATCCGTTTCGCCGGACGCCGCGGCGGGCCGTCGCCTGGGCGATCGCCCCGACGTGGGAGATGGTCGGCAAGATCCTGTGGCAGGAGAAGATCAAGGCGTACCTGCCGGCCGGGCGGATCTCCGGCGTCGTCTGGCACAATAAGGGCGCCGACATCCCGAAGGAGCTCCTCCTGGATAACGGCAACCGGATCGAGCTCAAGGCGTTCGAGCAGGGCCGCGTGGTGTTCCAGGGCCGGGCGATCGACGCGATCTACTGCGACGAGCAGTGCGAGCACGACGCGGCGGCGATCTTCGACGAGCTGCGGATGCGGCTGGTGGACTCGGGCGGCTTCCTGGCCTGGTCGGCGACGCCGCTGATCGCGCAGGAGTGGCTCGAGGCCAGGGACCGCGACCCCGGTCCCGAGGACGCCGTCTTTCACGCCGACCTCGAAGACAACCGCCTCAGCCGCGGCGGCTACCTGGCGGACGCCGAGATCGACGCCCTGATCGCGTCGTGGCCGGAGGAGGTCCAGGAGACCCGCATCCGCGGCCGGTTCGCGGCCTTCCTGGGTGCGGTCTACAAGACGTTCCGGCGTGACATTCACGTCGTGGCGCCGTTCGCCCTGCCGGCGGACGCCGAGCGGTACCGGGCGATCGACCTGGGGTTCAACAACCCGTTCGTCTGCCTCTGGCTGGCCCGGGTCGGCCCGGACCGGCGGTGGGTGGTCTACCGGGAGCATTACGCGGCGCGGGAGTCGCTGGCCTGGCACGCGGGCAGGATCCAGGCGGCCTCCGCCGGGGACCGATATGTCGCGACGTGGGCGGACCACGATGCCCAGGACGTTTTCGAGCTGCGGCAGCTCGGGGTCGAGACCTTGCCGGCAAAGAAGGACGTCCGCCTGGGGATCGAGCTGGTCCAGGCCAAGCTCAAGGTCCAGAAGGACGGCCGGCCGCAGCTCACGATCTTCTCGACCTGCCCCCAGACGATCCGCGAGATGATCGCCTACCGCTGGCGGGAGGGCACGGCGGTCCGCGACCCGCGGGATGAGCCCGAGAAACAGCACGACCATTGCCCCGACGCCCTGCGGTACGCGTTGTACTCGGTCGAAGGGGACAGCTATTTCAAGCGATAAGGAGCCAGAAATGCCAAAAGCCAAGAAGCAGCCCCATTATTTAGAGTACCACGAGCAGCGTATCCTGGATGACTGGTTGGTGGCGAACAGGGAGGACTTGACGACTGTGTACCGTCCCATGCGCCAGATTGTGGACATGGCCGTTAGAGCCTGCGGCTTTCATCTGACGGAGCAGAATCTGAGGGGTATGGCGGAGGCTGTAGCCAAAAGGCTCGGTTGTGTGTGGACGTGGCCTATGCTGCCTGACAAGGTGGCGGGGGACAAACCCTCCTATCACGCCAGGCGACTGAGCAACCACAGGGCCACTCAGCGACGACAGATGGAAGTGCTGCAGGAAATCCTCCGTATGCTCTGCGCGCATTTGCTACGGATGCACGGCGGGCACGCGGAGGTGTGCAAGTTGATCTCGCATGCCCAAGGCTACACGCCTCACTGGAGGGCCGAGGTGGAGCGGATCATGGACCAAATCGCCAGGCTCGAAGAAATCAAAGATACAGATGCAGAACCACCAAAGGAGCCAGTCCCAACGAACCTTGACGACGCGCCGGAGGCCCAATGATCCCCAAATACCGTGACTACTTCGAGGCCTACGAGCTCGCCACCGGCCGGGTGGCCACGGCGAACTGGCCGTGCCGCTGCGAGCTGGTGACCGAGCACGGGGTCCACGCCGTGGATGCCGGGGGCAACGGCCGGCTGTTCGACCGCCTGGTCTGGGGCTTTCGCCCCGTGACGAGCGACGAGCGACGCGATACGAGCGACGCGATACGAGCGACGAGCGACGCGATACGAGCGACGAGGAACGCCTCATGATCGAGGGCACGCGCCATTACCCGCCGGAGCTCGACGAGCGTTTTCTGCGGATCTTCATGGGCGTCGGCTGGCCGGCGGTCCATCCGGGCTACGTCGTGGTCGTCGGGGAGCATCGGGCGGCGTATCGGCTCGGCGCTCCGGTCCTGGAGGTTTTGGATGAGGCGACGGACCCGCGGCTGTGGCACGTCGTGGAGCAGGCGGCGGCGCTCCAGCGGTATTACCAGTCGCGGCCGCTCGGCGTGGCGGAGGTGGGCCGGGTGCGGCTCCTGGGCGACGGGGAGCACGTGGCGGCGATGCAGTTCGTGGCCGAGTTCGCCGGCCGGGTCCCCGGCTTCGGTGTGGAGCATTCGCTCTTGTGTGCGATGAAGGGTCCCTTTGGCTACGCGTTTCCGATCCTGGAGCGGATGCTGGGGATCGGCCGGCTAGTGATCCCGGCGGGGGCGAAGCTGGGGGGCTGGCTCCAGGTGCCGCCGCGGCAGACGGACCTGGCGACGCTGCGCCTCTCGGACTTCCCGGCGGTGGCCGCCCTGGCGTTCGCGGTCCTGGGCCTGGAGCAGACGCGGCCGGACCTGGCGCTCCGGGCGCCGGTGACGACGGTCCACGGGGGGAGGGTGCTGGGATGAGGGGGCCGCTCTCCGTGGAGCAGATGAGTCTCTCGCGGCTGCGGGACGTGAGCCTGTGGCGGGGGGTGCAGCGGGAGCTGGGCCTCTCGCCGCGGGAGCTGGAGGTGGCGATCCGGATCGTCCTGGGCGACACGGTCCGCGAGACGGCGGCCCGGCTGGGCCTGCGGCCGCTCACCGTCAAGACGTACCTGGCCCGGGTGCACCGCAAGGCCCACGCGGCGAACCGGGCGGAACTGATCCTGAAACTGCTGGCGAACTCCGGGATGCTGTTAGGAGAATAACGATCATGGGACTAGCGACGAGCGAGTACCGGGGGAAACACTGCTGGGTGATGCCGATGGGGAGCCCGCCGACGTGTGCTCTCTGTGGGCTTCAACCACAGAACGGCTCGCTGCCGTTTGGGCCGTGTCCGGGTCGCCAGCTGACGGATGCGGAAACGCGAATAGAGGGTTTGCACGAACTCTATGCACACTTTGAGCGGCTCCTCACGATGGGCGTCGCGGTGAGCGGCTCTTACGAATACGTTCAGGGGATGCGCCTCTGCGAGGCGCTCTGGGAGCAGAGCGAGACAGTTGAAACCCTGCAGGATGAGATACGACACCTCAAGGATAAGTTGGCTCGATTCGAGGCCGCGGCGTAGGAACGGACCTCGCCCTTGTACTCCATTCGTACTACACGCCGGAAATAATCTTCCCGCCTGCTGCCCCCGAAAACGTGGTTTTCGCGAGAAATCTTCCCCTGCCGCCTCCCGCCTGCGGCCTGCGGCCTACACTGGCTCTTATGAGCTGGCTATCGAAGACGTTTCGCAAGATCAACAAGGAGATCTTCGACGAGGCCCTGGGCCTGGAGGACAAGACGCTCCGCGCCGTGGTCTCCGGGGGGGCGACGGCGCTCTTTCCCGAGAAGAAGGACAGCAAACCCGCGGCCCCGGCGCCGCCGTTGCCCGGGGCGACGGCCTCTGAGGTCCTGGCGGCGGACCTCCGGCTGCGGCGGCTGTACGCCGGCAAGAACCGCGGCCGCTCGACGATGGTCACCGGCGGCCTGGCGGGCACGCCGGCGCGGCTGACCTTACCGACCCTGGTGGGGACCTAGCGCATGGACGCCAGCGAGATCATCGCCACCTATAACCGCTGGGACGCCGACCGCGCCAATCACAAGGCCCTGGTGCAGCAGGTCATGGAGTACGGCCTGCCCCAGCGGGCGACGGTCACCGTGACGCGGACGCCGGGTGAGGACCTCCACCGCGAGCTCTTCGACTCGACGGCGGAGACGGCGGTCGGGCGGGGGGCGAGCGGGCTCTACGGGGCCATGTGTCCCTCGGACCGGGCCTGGTTCCTCCTGACCCCGCCGATCGAGTTCGGCCGGCTCGCCGGCGAGTTCGGCCGGTCGATGCTCGGGGTCTCGGAGCAGATGCGGGACCAGATGGCCCGCTCCAACTTCGCGGAGGCGGCCTACAAGGCGTTCCTGGACCTCATGACGGCGGGCCGCTGCGTCATGGAGCCGGCGCGGGGCCGCCGCAGCGTGCTCCGGTATACGACCTACCCCTACGAACAGTGCGTCTTCAGCGTCGACGGCGAGGACCGGCCGGACGCCGTGCTGCGGCGGTTCTCCTGGACGACGCGGCAGCTCGTCGCCGAGTTCGGCCGCGGCGAGGCGGCGGTGGGCAAGGCGATCTCGGACGCCTACGAGCAGGAGGGCGGCCGGGGCCGCGACAAGAAGTTCGAGGTGATCCACGCGGCGGTCCCCCGGTCCGAGTTCACCCCGGGCCGCTGGGACGTGCGGGACATGCCGCTCGCCTCGACGTGGGTGGCCGTGCAGGATAAGCACGTCCTGCGCGAGAGTGGCTGGCCGCAGCTGCGATACCTGGTGTGCCGCTGGATGGTGGCCTCGGGCGAGCAGGAGGGGCGGGCGCCGCTGATGACCTGCCTGCCGGACGTCAAGATGGTCAATAAGATCGAGGAGGCGGTCATCGTCGGGGCGGAGGGCCTGGTCCGGCCGTCGATCCTGGCCCCGGCCCAGAGCCTCGTGGCCAACGGGGTCGACGGCGCGGGCAAGCCGGCCGTCGTCGTCAAGCCCGGCTCGATCATCTGGTACCGCCCGAACGCCGCCCATCCCGGGCTCAAGCCGGAGCCGTTTAATACCGGGGCGCGGCCGGACCTGGGCATCGAGTACGCCGACAGCAAACGCCAGATCATCCGGGCGGCCTGCTTCAACGACCTCTTCATGGTGCTTTTGGACCAGGACCGCCAGAAGACGGCGACGGAGGTCCGGGCGATTTTGCACGATCAGATGCGGCTGCTGGGCCCACAGTTCGGGCAGATGAAAGTCGAGCTCTTCGACGCCCTGATCCGCGTGAACCTGGCGATCTTCGCCGAGGTGCCCGAGCTCCTGGGCGGGCTGCCGCTCGGACTGCTGAACCTGGCGAATATCCGGTACACCTCGACGCTCGCCCTGGCGATGGAGTACGCGGAGATGATGGCGATGCAGGACGCCATGATCTTCCTGTCGCCGTTTGCGGAGATTGCGCCGGAGATCTGGGACAACTTCAGCTTCGATGAGATCTCGCGCGGGATCGCGGAGAAGATGGCCCTGCCCCCCCGGTGGCTCAAGCCGCGGGACGAGGTCCGGGCGATCCGCGAGAAGCGGATGCAGTACCAGGCCGCCCAGCTGCAACAACAGATGGCGTTTCAGCAGGCGGCGGAGTTCGGCAAGCTCACGAAGCGGCCGGAGCCCGGCTCGCCGGCGGCCGCCCTGGCGGAGGCGGCCTGATGGCGGCGGTGGTCGGACAGACGCCCTTGACGGAGGAGCAGGTCCTCGACGCCTACCGGGGCTGCTTCGGGACGCGGGACGGGGCGGTGGTGTTGCGGGACCTCGAGGAGAAGTTCGGGGCCAACCCCTTTTGCCCGGAGAACCCGCACCTGACGGACTACCGCTGCGGGGCGCTGCGCGTCCTGCAGGAGGTCACGACCCAGATCGGCCTCGCCTGGTCGCGCGGGGCCGGCCAAACCAAGGAACCTTTTTCGGAGCTCACGAGCGATGTCCAACCGCGATAAGGAGAAGGACAAAAATGCTCCCGTAACCCCAACGGCGCCGCCGGCTGCCGAGCTGACGCCGGCCCAGGCGGCCGTCGTGGCCCGCGTCCAGGCTATCCTGAGGCCCCTGGCGGCGGTCTCGCTCAAGGGCGAGCGCCGCACGGCCTCCGCCCCGGAGGGGCCGACGACGGAGTTCCTGGGCGTCTATCACCTCACCCGCAGCCGCCGGACGGTCCAGATCACGGCGGACGACCTGCGGCGGCTCCAGGCCGTCGTGGCGGCGGCGGCCCCGAGCGTGGCCGCCTGCCGCGCGGCGCTCAAGCCCTGGCGGCGGCTGGCCCCGGACGCCCGGGTCGAGAGCCCGACGGCCCCGCTCTTCGTCCTGCCGACGGAGGAGGGGCCGGGCGTGGCCGTGACGAACGCCCTGATCGAAACGATCGAGCAGGTCGCGGCGGAACTGGAGGAGGTGGCCGTATGAGGGGGCGCCCCGGCAAGATTGCCTCGCTGAAAAGCCTGTGGTGGCCTGCCCGCACGTGGCGTTACCTGGACGACGGCGGCGCTGCCGGCGGGTCGGGTGGCGCCGGAGCCGCCGCGTCCGCTGCGGGCGCGGGTCAAGCGGCGGCATCGGGTTCGGCCGGCGCTGGCGGCGGTTCCGCCGCCCCGGCCGGGCCGGTGAACGCGGACGGGACCTTTGCCCCCGGCTGGCTCCAGCGGACGGGCATGGACCCGGCCCTGGCCACGAATAAGACCCTCGTCGCGGTCAAGAGCGTCGCCGACCTGGCGACGATGTTCGCGAACCAGGAGAAGCTCCTGGGCCGCAAGGGCCAGATCGTCCCGACCGACCCGAGCGATCAGGCGGGCTGGGACGCCTGGTTCAAGACGGCCGGCTGGCCGGCGGAGGGTCCGGACAAGTACCCGGCGATCCCTCTGCCCGCGGGCCAGCAGGCGGACGATACCTTCCAGGCGGCCGATAAGACGCTCCGCGGCTGGGCCCACGAGCTGCGGCTCACGGCCGCGCAGTATAAGGGCCTCACCGAGCGGATCCTCAGCCATAACGCGGCGGAGGACCGGGCGGAGGCGGCGGCGGCGACGCAGGCGGCGCAGGCGCGGGAGGCCGCCCTGCGGACGAAGTGGGGCCCGCGCTACGAGACGAGCGTCCAGCTCGCCAACTCGGCCATGGCGGCGGCGGCGGCCCAGGCGGGCCTGAACCAGGCGGACTGCACCGCCCTCCAGCAGGTCCTGGCGGCGACGCCGGCCTTCCAGGAGATCATGGCCGCCTTCGGGTCGATGATCTCGCCCGACCGGCTCCATATCGACGCCGGCAGCGGGCGGCCGGACCTCGGCGGGCTCGAACGGCGGATCGCCGAGCTGGAGACGTCGCCGGAGTACCGCGATCCGAAACATGCGCGGAACCGCATGGTCACCGAGCAGGTCCTGGCGCTCCGCCAGCAGCTCCTGCACGCGAAAGGGAAGGGCAAGTAGTTTCACGAGGACAGCATACCGCCGCGGCCGGGGAGCCTTACCGGTCCGGGCGCGGCGGGCAGCAAAGGCGGGTAGCGTCGATCCCCTCGGCGTCCGCAAGCCCGGCGGGGCCAAACGCACACGGTAGGGTCCGTGAGCCTCTGGGATCTGAGATCTGAGATTTCCGAGGCGTAGCGGGGAGCTCTCCAAGACGTGCCTGACGCGCAGCGGCGCGGGGCATCAATCATCAATCACCAATGGATTGTGGAGAGTTCTCCAATGGGAACCGAGATCAATCAGGCGCACGTGGAGCAGTATAGTTCCAACGTGCGGATGCTGGCGGAGGAGAGCCGGGCGCTCCTGCGTCAGATTTGCGAGATCAAGCCGGTCCAGGGCGCCGTCTTCTACGGCGACCGCCTCAAGGGCTCCGAGGTCGTGCGGAAGTCGGCCCGGCATCAGACCAACCCGTGGACGCCGACGTATCACGACCGCCGGCGCGGCTGGACCGTCGACGACGTCTGGGGCGAGTACCTGGACCCCTCCGACGAGATCCGCTCGATCATCGACTTCCGGGGCAAGTACCCGGTCCTCTGCGTCAACGCCTTCAACCGGGCCGAGAACAGCCTGATCATCGAGGCGCTCGGCGGGGCGGCGTATACCCAGGTGACGTCGGACGCCGCCGGCACGGCCCCCTCGATCACCACGGTCAATAACTACGACGTGGGCGAGTGCCGGCTCGTCGCCGGGGACGGGACCCTCGTCACGGCGGGCTCCGGCCACAGCGACACGACGGCGACGGCCCTGACGATCGCCAAGATCGGCCTCTGCGGCGAGCTGCTCGACGAGGCGGGCTTCACCCAGGACAACGGCTTCACCCAGCCGCGCTTCCTGATCGCCAACAGCTACAACAAGTGGCAGCTCCTCCAGACGACCGAGGTCAAGAGCATCGACTACAACACGGTCAAGGCCCTGGCCCACGGTCAGGTCGACGAGTTCATGGGGTTCAAGTTCCTCTGGACGGAGCAGCTCTCGCGGGACACGACGGAGACGGACTGCATCAAGGCGTTCGCCTGCGTCGGCGGGGCGATCGCCCTGGGCATCGGCCAGGACATCACGCCGAAGATGTGGCAGGACAGCCACCAGCAGAACGAGTGGTACTGCCACGGCTTCGCCTCCAAGGGCGCGACGCGGCAGGAGGGTCCGGCCGTCATCCAGATCAACCTCAAGGCCAGCGCGTAGGCGGAGATTTGAGATCTGAGAGTTGAGATCTGAGATTTTCCCGACGCAGAAAGGACCGTTAGAACCATGAACACGATCGTACCTCCCAAACTGGATTTCACGCCCATCCTGGGCCCGGCGGCCAAGCCGCACGACTTCGCCGTCCTGTCGACGACGCAGTCGCACCCGTACGGCCGGCGGTATGTGACCTGGGACGGCCGGGTCTTCAAATACTGCCGCTCGCTCGGGACGCTCTACGCGGGCTACGGGGCGGCGAACATCGCCCCGGTGGGCTATCTGATCAACTCGGTCACCCCGGCGGCCTACGTGGCGGGTCAGCAGCAGATCCCCGTCACGATCGCCTCCGCCGAGGGCTACGCCGGCGACGGGGCCATCGCCGAGAACGAGCTGGTCGGCGCCCACCTCGTCGTGGGCCACGGCGGCGCCACCCTGACCGAGAACCGCCTGGTCATCGGCAACGCGGCCGTCGCCTCGGGCGGCGGGACCTGCCAGGTCCTGCTCGACGAGCCGCTGGATCTCGCCCACGCCGCCGGCGTGGCCTGCGAGTTGCCGCTGAACCCGTTCCGGTACCTCTCGAAGGGCAACCTGGAGTACAACGCCTTCATGTGCGTGCCCCGGGTGGCCGTGACGACGGGGTACAACTTCTGGGGCCAGACCTGGGGTCCCTGCTGGTGCGTGCCCGGTGGCGGCGACAGCGTCCCCGGCAACTCGGCGAACGACCGCCTGGTCTGCTTCGTCGGCGACGGCTCCGTGAACGGGGCCACGGCGTTGACGATGGAAACGGGCTATCAGATCGCCGGCTACATCATCGACACGACGGCCTCGGGGACGGGCGCCATGCCGCTGGTCATGCTGCAGCTCTCGTGCTAGCCCCCAAGACCGGACAGAGAAACCGCCCGGGACGCCACGGCCGAGGCGTCCCGGGCCTGACTTGTCCCGCGGGACAGGAAGGCAGACACGCATGCCAGACGAAAGGATCGCCACGACCGAAACGGCCCTGCCGGCCGCCGCGACGGAAGCGGCGCGGCCGGACCGGGGCCCGAAGCCGCCGGCGGAGTCGCCGCAACCGGCGGAACTGCAGCCGGCGAACTACCGCAACGTGGCGGTGGATCTGCGGTACCCGGAGGCGACGAAGTAATGGACGCACCGGTACCGCAGATGGACCGCGGCGAGCTGGTCCCCGACGACGTCTCGGGCCGCGAGCTCCGCGCGGAGGCGGGCCGGCGGGCCCACGCCGCCGGCTACGATGTTCGCCGCGACGGCGGTCTGGGCCCGCCGCCGGCGAAGGTCCAGGGCCTCTGTCCCTGGGGCCCGCGGAAGCTGAACGTCTGGCCGCGGGACGCCCGCGGCCGGCTGATCGAGTGACGTAGCGACACGCGAACCGCGATAAGGAGAGCGTTGGGTTATGGAGAACCGCTTGCAGATTGCCTTAGTGACCCCCGTGCCGAAGGGCGGGCTGATCCACCTGGAGACGGCGGCCTGGTGCGCCCGCCAGGCGGTCCACGCGAACGTCGAGTGGACCTTCAGCTACAGCGACTCGCCCGACCAGGGCCGCAACGCCGCCATCGAGCAGGTCCTGGCGTCCGGCGACGGCGTGACGCACGTCTGCTGCGTGGATGCGGATACCGTCCCGCCGGCGGGGACCCTGGCCCGCCTCCTGGGCCTGTGCCAGCGGGGCTGGCCGGTCGTCTCCGGCGTGACGCCGATCCTCCTGGAACGGGACGGCCACTGGCGCTGGAACGTGCACGACCCGGCGACGGGCGACTGGTGGCGGCGGGCCAAGCCGCTGCCGGCGGGGCCCTTCCCGACCCGCAAGGTCGGCGGCAGCTGCCTGCTGATCGCGCGGGCCGCCCTGGAGCGGGTCGGCTGGCCGTGGTTCCAGCGGCAGTTTCAGCCGCTGGCGCAGGGCAATCCCGTCAAGCAGACGGGCGACGCCTTCTTCTGCGACCGCTGCGCGGCGGTGGGCATTCCCATCCTGGCGGAGCCCGCGCTTCGCTGCGAGCATTACAAGGGGCCGGTGCCGCTCCTGGCGGCCTACGAGAGCGCCGTCCGGGAGGACCGGGAGTACGCCGCGGCCGCGGCGGCGCAGCCGGCGGTGGCGACGGTGGTGGACGAGGCGGCGGCCGCGGGGCTGGCCGAGGTGGAACGCCTCGTCGCCGAGATGGAGGCGCCCGCCCCGGCGCCGGCAGCCACGAGCAGCAGTGCAGCTCCTTATCGCGAGCCGGCGGGCGGCGACGCCCGCCGGGTCTTATCACCGTAACGGGGCCCGTATGGCGATCGTGCCGACGACATACCGGCGTGAGTGGATGTCCCATACGGATGGGCCGTGCGCCGAGTCTGGGCTCGTTCCGGCGGCCAAGCTCTGGCTGCCCTGGAGCGACGACGGCAAGAGCCAGCGGGGCAGTATCGTCATGTCCCTGCCGGCGGCGACGGGGGCGGTGCGCCAGCAGATTGAGGGTGGCCACGAGTTCGAGCTGCCGCGGGAGCTGCTCGGCCTGGCGGCCCGGGCGACGTGGACGAAGACGCCCCAGGGGCTCAAGTTCGCGGCCGTCCTGGACAAGTGCCCGAGCCGCCCGTATCTCGACTTCGCCCTGGACGCCCCCAGCGGGGCCCGGCTGCACTACCAGGGCGAGTTGACTTCGCAGGAGATCGACGAAGGCTGCGCGCGGCCCGCGGACGTGGTCGGCTCTTACGCCATCTACGGCGCCCGCTACGGCGACAAGCTCGGACACCTGTATCGGCCCTACTGCTGTCCCGTGGCCAAGCCGCTGGAGCGGGCCTGGTGCCGGATGGAGTGGCTGCCGGCGGCGGGCGTCCTCCGCGTGCATCTGCCGCTGGACTGGCTCGGGGCGCAGCAGCAGTGGCCGGTCCTGCTGGACCCGACCCTGGGCGATAGTGGCACCGGCGTCAGTGGTGGCTATACCGGCAGCGGCGACCAGCTCTTTGCGTTCTACCTGGGCGCTATGCCGGCGGCTGGCACGCTCAGCAGCGTGCACATTTACGACGCGGATGACTCGACGGTCAATGGCTCAAAGGTCGGCGTCTATACCGGCACAGCCGGCGTCCCGTCTACGCGGGTTTTCATAAGTGCTGAGTTGAATTTCGCCACAAACCCGGAGTTCCACGTCGCCACGGCCGGCGGCGAGGCCCTGGCCAGCGGCCTGCAGGTCTACGCCGCCTGTGTCGCCCACGCGAACAGCGACTGGCGGATCACCTACGATGCCACGGACGGCTTCTGGTACGGGCGTAAGGACGCCACCTACGATATTCCCAGCCCAGCGCCGGCCACGTGGGACGCCAGTGCCACGAATCGGCAGATCACCGCCTACATCACCTATGTCGCCAGCGGGGGCGGCCTGGCCATACCCCTGGCGGCGGCCCATTACCGACGACGGAGGGCTGGATAGAGTATGGACGGATTCCTCAAACAGACGACCGCGGCGACGGTCAAGATCGGCCCGTTCCTGGACGCCACGGACGGCAACTCCTCCGAAGGCGGCCTGACGATCGGCTACGCCGCCATCCGCCTCTCGAAGAACGGCGGCAATCTGGCGGCGAAGAGCTCGGAGGTGACTTGCACGCACGACGAGCTCGGGTGGTACGACTGCCCGCTGGCGACGACGGACACCAATACCCTCGGGCGGCTCCAGCTCATGGCCCACGTCGCGGGGGCCCTGCCCGTCTGGCACGCGTTCGAGGTCCTGCCGGCGAACGTCTTTGACTCGCTGGTCGGCGGGTCCGACTACCTCCAGGCGGACGCCGTCCAGATCGCCGGGGCGGGCGTCTCGGCCTCGCTGGGACAGGTCGGGGTGAACGTCGTGAACTGGAAAGGGGCGGCGGCGCCGGCGATGACCGGCGACGCCTACGCCCGGGTGGGGGCCCCGGCGGGCGCGTCCCTGGCGGCCGACGTGGCGGCCCTCAAGGCCGAGACGGCGAAGATCCTCAGCGACACGTCGACGGACGGCGTCGCCGTCGCAGCGGCGGCCGTGGCGAGCATCCAGAGTGGCCTGGCCCTCTCGGCCAACCTCTCGACGGTGGGGACGGCGGTGGCGAGCATCCTGGTCGATACCTCGACGGACGGGGTCAAAGTCCTGGCGGCGGATATCGCCACGATCCGGGCCGACCTGGCCCTCGCGGCGAACCTTACGACCGTCGGGGCGGTCGTGGACTCGATCAAGGTCGATACCTCCGCCCTGGCGGCGCGCTGCACGGAGGCCCGGCTGGCGGAGCTGGACGCGGCGAACCTGCCGGCGGACGTCGATACGATCAAGATCAGCCTCTCGGCCCTGGCGGACGTCTGCGACCTCATCAAGCTCGACACCTCGGCCATCCCGGGCCTGACGAGCGCCCTGGGCGCCCTCGACACCTCGGCCTTGAACGCCTTGACGGATGTCCTGGGCGAGCTCGACGCCTCGGCCATCGCGGCGCTCGGGGGCGGGATCACGGGCCTGGAGGAGGACCTCTCGGCCCTGGCGGCCAAGGTCGACGTGGTGGACGCCGTCGTCGACTCGATCAAGATCGACACCTCGGCCGTGGCGGCGTGGGACTTCGCCGGCCTGGCGGCGGACCTCTCGACGGCGGCGGGCGTCGTCGACTCGATCAAGATCGACACCTCGGCCGTGGCGGCGTGGGACTTCGCCGGCCTGGCGGCGGATGTCTCGGCCCTGCCGACCGTGGCCGGGATCAAGGCGGGCCTGGAGACGACGGACTCGCTCCTGGAGCTGGTCTACGCCCGGCTCTTCGAGAAGGTGACCCTGACGCGGGGCAGCTCGCCACGGATCCGGCTCTACGCGGCGGATGGCGTGACGGTCCGCAAGACCCAGGTCGTCAGTGACGACGGGACGACGGAGACGCAGGGGGCGGCGACATGATCCGGCGGCCAGAGAAAATCGGGGGTTGGGCATATAGCGAAACGCCGCCCTGTGGGGCGGGCGGCGTTTCGCTCGGCCCGGCAGCCCCCCACGTCGATCGCATCCATCGGGTCTGCCGCCGGCGGAGCGGGCATTTCTTCGCGGGGCCCCGTACCCGCGAAGAAATTAAGTATGCCCAACCCCCGATTTTCTCTGGGGGGCGATAGATGAGACTCCTCGGGGTCGTCAGCGGCTCGATCTCGGCGGAGGACCGGCCGTTCTTCATGTTCATGCCGCCGTTCACCGCGCCGATCCCGCGGGACGAAGGGAGTTTTAGGAGTA